CCGGTTCCTCTATCGAAATCTGTTGAGGACCTTAGAGGATATACCTTATCCACTCTCTCATCTTGACCAGACAAAGGTGGAGAAGATACGAAACATTTTGACAAAGATCTGTCCTGAAATCCCTATCTTTTGACACTCCCAGTGACTAAAGTCATGGGCTTTCGGCTAAGTTCCCCTGTAATATTATCTTTTTGAATTATTAATTCAAAAAAAATTATATAAATAAAGAGAGGAGACGAATCTCCTCTCTTTAATTTATACCATATTCAATTGTTTATTATTCTTATAGACCAGTTACGTTAAGAACAGCGTAATAATCTGGACGTACTACACCCATCCAATAACGGCTGCGAGCCATTATAGAAGGCTGACCTTCAGAGTAATATATTGGGTGTAATTGAATAGGCACATAAGGAGCATATATAGCTCCGGTTTCTTCAGGTTTAGATCCCTTAAATCCTAGGAGAATTTTACCATCTTCACATAGAGGTGAAACATATACATTATATTGACCAGATAATGTTCCCATCCTTACTGTTCCTATCTCCATATTACCATCAACAGGATTTCCATTTCCGGCATACTGTATCATAGATTGGAAAACAGTAGCTGTAGTTGGACTGCATAGCAAGAATGAAGCACCAGCAACGTGAGTTTTCTGGAATATAATGTTGCTTAGTTTGTTAATCCTTGGCATAATAGTTTCATACCAAGCATTTATGCCCCTAGTCCAGGTCATTGGTACAGATGCATCCCAACTACTAGATTCGGCGGCTTTACTGAATAGCATATTTATAGTTTCGCCATCTATTTCAGTTAAAATGGTAGTGGTTAGATAATCAACCATCTTATCTTCAAAATTCTCACCAAATTCATTCTTATAGTCTTCCATTAATTCGAATGAATAAGTGGCGCCTAGTTTACGAGTTTTAGCTTCTACAGGTATTTTAGATATATTGAATTTTAGTGTATTATATGTTTTATTAGAACCAAATGGAACGTTTTTTTGAATATCTTCTTTATATGCAAACCGTAGGCCATTAACATTTGAAGTATTTAGGTTTAATACCCATACTCCTGTTTGCATATTAATCATACCAGTAATTGTTAGTACTGAAGTTAGTGGATGAATTACTCCGTTCCGATCAACTTCAGCAACTTTAGTAAAAGATGTAGCACCACTTAAAGTTGGCTGATCAGCCATTTCAATAACTAGTGTTCCTTCAGAAGGAATCTTAGACAATGTGCCGTTAAAGTTGACTTCAGTGTTGTTGGTACCATCGGCAAGAATAATATCGTGAACTTCAGTCTGAGGAGTAGAGTAATTATAATCTCCATTGCTCCAAGGATAGATGTTACCTTCACCAAAAGGACTACCGGTAGCTACAGGATTGCCATCTAGACCTTCAACATAAGCATCTAAAAATCGAATCCAACCAGTAGAACTCTGTAAAGGCTGTGTAGATATTATTTGGTTAGCTATAAGTTTGGGGAATAGACGACGAACTAATGGTAATACAATTTTGGGTAGATATATCATATTCTGCATAGTAGTATCAGCCAAAAGAGCCTGACGAGTATTTGCTAGAACAGTTTTGAGGTTATTGCGCATAATGGGATTTTTTACATTGGCTAATAACTTAGCCTCAACATTAGGCCATGCCTTTGAACTTAATAGGGCTGTATAATCTTTACTCATTAAATAATACACTCCTTATATAATTTTAAATATTTTTAATTGCTAGTCATTAATTCCAGCTATACGTAAAATTTCGGCACTCATTTCTTCTATACCATCATATCTATTAGCTAAAATCGTTGAATTGGTTTTCCATCCTGTACGGTTAAGAACATTAACCGGTTTTACAATATTTTTAATTTCTTTTTTAGTTGTATTATTTTGTATTTTGTTTGATACAAGTGTTTTAGATTGTTCAGTTTTTGTTTTATTTATATATGCGAGTACGGCTTTATTTACTCTGTTTGTTTTGTTAATTGCAGCTATAAGAGCTTCTGGGCTTTTTGCCGTTACTACTTCAGAAATAATTATTTTATATTTATTTAAAACTTTATTTGCGATATCAATATCAATTTTATTATCAGTTAAATTCTTTTTGATATTCTCAATACCAGATGAAAGTACAGTATAAACATTTTTATATTGATTATTCATTTTCTTTGCAATTAAATAATTTAAACTGGCCTTTTTAAGTTCTTCTTTTTTGCTTGCAATAATCGCATCTTTTTCTTTAGATTTATCAATTAATTCTTTAACCGTTCCAGCAACTAATTTTTCTTTGATCATTCCTAAAACTAATTCTTTTGCCATTAAACCATGTTCAAAAATCTCATTTACTTTATTTTTATATTGTTTACGTAAAGATGACATTAATACTTCATCTTCTACATCTAGTTTTACATCTTCATTTTCTTCATCATCCTCTTTATCTTCCTCACTCTCTTCATCATCATCTTCTTCTTTTTCATCCTCTCCATCTAGTTTTACATCTTCATCTTCTTCATCTAGTTCTTCATCTTCTGATTTTTCGTCAATATTTTCTTCATCAATAACAATTTCATTAAAAAAGTCTTCAACTAAACCTAGAATTGCTGGTAATTCCGCAGAATCAACAGATTCAGTCTTTTCTTTATCATCTTTCTTTATTGTTACATCATATTTATCGCCATTCTTACTTATTGTTATATCCAATCCCAAGAAATTGTAGTTTGATTCATCATCAATAGCTTCTTCTACCTTTTCAATAACCTTTTCATTAATTGGTGGTTCAGATTGTGTATTATTTTTTTTATTCAATTCTTCTATATTATTAAAATCAACTATATCTTCAGAATTCTCAATAATATCATATTTATTAAGAACATTTTCTAAGGCTTCATCCACCGCCACTTGAATTAATTCTTTATCGATATTCATTCTATAGTCCCACCCTTATAACCAATCTATTAGATTGTGTCTTTTATTAAATTTAATTTATTTTTTAAGTCTTTAGTATTTAATTTTATTTCCTGTGTCTTTTTATTAATACTAGAAATTTGTTGATCCAAATCAATAATATCTAACTCTTTTTTGAATAAATCAACTCCAAATTTGATTTGAGCAGCATTTAACTCTCTATCGATATCTTGATCATCAATCAAATTTAATGTTTTTTTGATAAAATCATTTAATGTAATAGACATGTTTAACATACTCCATTCATAATTAATTTATTTTTTTTTGAACCTTTCTAATAGTAGCCATAATTGTTGTTTGAATAATTTCTTTAAGCTCAGACTCTGATAAAGATATTATTTTATCTTTAACTTTTATATGTGGTTTATTATCAATTTTAAAAACGGAGCCCATTATAGATTTTACATATGCATCAGAATATGCTGGGTTATGTACAGCATCGTAAGATATAAGAGTAAATTCATTAATTGTATCAATATTATTTAACCCATAACTAATATCCTGATCTGTGATTGCTCGAATAGATACTCCAACTTTAATCTTATCTTTAAGTAATGAGGCTAAAATCATTCCGTTTGGTGTATCTAAAGTTTCAAACTTTCCTACAACATAATTACCATCCATTGCCAAAGATGTAATTACATGGGAAACATTCTTAAGGGAAACTGTGGCAATACGATTAACATCATTAATATCATCTGGATGATCTAGTTCACCCAAGAAATGACGATTTTGTACTTCTTCTTCAATTTGACTTAAAGCCGCAGATAAAACATGTTTTGGAAACCTATGTCCATTTGCATTTGAATCGTCACATTTCTGAAATACCGCTTCTGCAATAACCTTGTTTCCTAAGTTCCCTTTTACATCACTTAGAATAGTATATTCAAGTAATGGATTTACTATTGATCGAAATAAATAGCGTTGTGGACTAGCTATCATATTTAATTCAACACCTTACTTAAATTTCTTAATTATATTTTGTTGAATTTATTCCTCTTCTAATGTTTTAAAATCGAATGGATCCATTTTAGTTTTTGTTTGCTGAGATGATAGTTTTACTGATTCTTTAATTTGACCATCAACTTGTTCTACTTCTTCATCAGAAGGCACCTCAGAATCATCTGGGGATACTGTAGTTTCCTCTGATATAGATTCATTTATTGATTCTTCATCAAATTCATCATGATTATGAGAAGCTATTTCTTCATCTTCAGTTAATTCTTCATCTTCAGTTAATTCTTCATCTTCTGCTATTTCTTCAAATTCATCTAATTCACCATCAAAATCTTTTTCCGTATCACTATTAAGGTTATCTATTTCTTGATAAATGTCTTCTTTTATTTCATCTAATTCTTCAGGATCTGCTCCACTTTCTTCAGCAATAGATACTAATTCATCAATGAGAGACTCAAGATTTGATTCTCCCATTTCTTCATCTTCCATTTCTCCGTCTTCAAATTCTTCAAAACCTTCAAAATCTTCAAATTCTTCATCTTCAATTTCAGATTCTTTATCTTCAGAATCTTTGTCAATTTCATCTTTAATTTCGAATTCTTTATCTTCAGACTCTTCATC